AATACAAAAACATGAAGGCGAAGTCACTGAAACCTTTTACACTGAACATCCCTACTTCAATCGCATGATGCTGCACCGAGCAAAGCGGAGAAAAGATACTAGATCACAACATTACTGGCAGAAACTTGTGAATGAAGAAACTACAGAGGCGCTCAGGAGGTTGTTCGATGAAGTTTAGCGAGCACCCGGATTACGTCAAGTACCGCACAATACCTAATTATTTGTACGCCAAGATAGCTATGGAGCAGTGTGGCAAGTGTGGCTGTGGCTGTGGGAGAGATTTGGAATTTGAACAACGTAAAATACGCATTGAGCATATTATGCAAAGAGCATTTGGCGGCAAGCATGAAGAAGGCAACATAGCGCTTTGGTGCGTTAAGCCTTGCGGACTCGCTAAAGACAGGAGAGATGCGGCTAACCGCAGGAAAGTCAGAAGCTTAACAAAGTCTACTAAGAAAAGTCAGAAGCCTAAACAAAAAATTGTTGGCCGTACAAAAATTCAATCGCGTGGATTTGGCGACAGCTACAAACCTAATATTAAGGAAATTGATTGATGTATAAACGTAACAAATACAACGCCATCAAGGTCAAAGATGATGGTATGACATTTGACAGCAAGCGTGAGCACGCAAGATACCTGCACAACAAGCAGCGCTTAAAAGATGGTGAGATATCAGACCTTGAGATACACCCAGTCTACCAGATATTAGTAAATGACCAAAAGATATGTAGATACACTGCTGACAGTCAATACAAGAACAAAGAAGGCACATTAATAGTGGAAGATGTTAAATCACCTATCACTGCCAAGCAAGCACGCTACAGGCTAGTTAAGAAGCTTATGAAAGCTGTGCATGGGATTACTATCCTGGAGGTGTACTAAAAAAATAGGGCGATAGAAAAGGATTAGAAAACTACCGCCCAGATGCCATCACTATTGGGGAAACCAATGGCTTTACATAATAATAAATACAATATAACATATTGCAAGCAAAAAGGATTAAAAAATGCAAGATTATCACTCACCAGAGGCTGAACAGGCCATTATAGGCGGTCTATTACGCGATAACGACTACTACGATGTAGTTAGCAACAGCCTAGCGCAACAACACTTCTACAACCCAATAAACAGTAAGATATATATTATCATCAGCGACAGGCTAACATCTGGACACAGCGTCGATGCAATATACGTAAAGAACCAATTGACAATGTTAGAAGTTGATGTTGACCTAGCAGAATATTTGGCAACGTGTGTTCATACTTTTGCTGGTGACGAAAATGTAGTTAAGTCATACTCCGAGATAGTTATAGATTACGCTAAACGTAGAGAGGCAGATTATCTTACCAGAGCTTTGCAAGGCAAATTGAATGACAATGAGCAAGCAATAGATACTGTATTGCAAGATTACGTTGCTGATATCGATGCTGTTATGCTTGATGGCAATAAGCAGCTTACCAAAAGTGAAACATCAAAACAGTTATCAGATACTTTCATAGCAGACTTGAACGCAGATAAAGAGCAAGCAAGCTGTTACTCTGGTTACTTTCATCTTGACCAGATGCTCGGTGGATTTGTCCCGGGCAGAGTTTATGTTATGGCAGGAAGGCCATCAATGGGCAAGTCAGCAGTAGCCTTAAACATTGCAAAAAATGTAGCTATGCAGAGAAAAGGTGTAGTGTTTTTATCACTTGAGATGACTAACAGCGGCCAAACTGAAAGAATTATCAGTAGTATTGGCGCTACTGCATATGGGCCACAGAATTTTCCAATTTACAGTCAGTTGCGACACGCATGGCGCGAAAACAAATTAAGAGATAAGATACAGAGAGCTGCAGACATATTTGCTAAACTACCTATTGAATGGGAAGAAGGTGTTGGATTAAACCTCAACAACATCAAGCTAGTGACCAACAGAGCCATACGCTCGTTACGTGCAAGCGGTAGTGATTTGAAGTTACTTATTATTGACCATATCGGTCACGTTGCTGGAACGCGGCCAGGGCAATCAAACTATGAAAAGGTTACTGAAGTTAGTAATGCGCTGATATCCATAGCAAAGCAGTACGAAGTACCCGTACTGGCATTATGCCAACTATCCAGGGCAGTAGAGCAAAGAGATGATAAGAGGCCACAGCTTAGTGATCTCAGAGAATCTGGTCATATTGAGCAAGATGCAAGTTGCGTGATAGGTATCTATAGAGATTTCTACTATGCTGAACGCGAAGCCAGAAACGCCAGAGGTAATGACAATGACTTAACAGCAAGATTAACCGAAGGGCAAAACAAACTTGAAATGATTGTAACAAAAAACAGACATGGCAACATAGGTGAAGTCAATTTATATTGTGAGCTATCAAGAATGTTTATAGATAATCCAAACCAAGATTATAGGAGTCGAAAATGAAAAAAGGGATTTGGGGATGGGAAGATGCCATCACAAAAAGCAATTTAGAGCCAATGACTAGATTAGTATTGCTGACATTGCGTACTTACATGAATGCTAAGAATGAGCAATGCTTTCCGGGTGCAAAGAAAATAGCACAAAGCAGTGGTATGAGTTTGAGAAGTGTATTTACACATTTAAAGAAAGCGGAGAAGGCTGGCTATGTTGTAATTACAAAGAAGAAAAGTGATAATGGTGGACACGATAGCAATGAATATACTGCTTGTTACCCTGTGCAGGAGGTGCATGACCTGCGTGCAAGAGTTGCACCACCGATAGTGCAGGAGATGCATACTAACATACAAGTTGAACAAACAAGTAAACATAAAGAGCTTTTTGAACAGGTTTGGAGTGAGATTAATAGTAAGCTAGTTAAATCTAGGCAGGGCGGTAAAAAAAGAGCATATGCTAGATTTGTACAGCTATGTAATGAACACGACCCTAACACGTTGGCTGATGCTATTAGAGGCTATTATAACGATGCACAACAAAAGAAAAACAATTATGCTTATGCAGCGAGTATTGTTGCTTGCTTAGGTATTAAAGAATTATATGCAGGGTACTTGAATGATAAAATAACAAAAGAGGAGGGTAAGAGCGTTTATGAAAAATATATAGAAAAAAATAAATTGACAACGTAAAATAAATCCGTAGTATATACATATTAATAAAGGAAAACATTATGAAAACTTCAGAAACAATAACTAAAATTGCGCCTGCGCTTGTAAAAGCTATAGGCTCTATCCAGGGAGCCGCTAAAGACGGCAGAAACCCACACTTCAAATCAAGCTACGCAACACTATCAAGTGTTGTAGATGCCGCTAGGTTACCGCTATTAGAAAACGGAATAGCTGTGATACAATGCCAAGGCGGTATTACTGAAAGCAATACAGTCGTTATGTCTACACGATTGCTACATACTAGCGGAGAATGGTTAGAAACAGTCTGCGAGGCAAAGCCTAAATCATTCGCACCCCAAGACATTGGCAGCTCTATTTCCTATTTGCGTAGATATGGATTAATGGCGGCAGTCAATATGCCAGCAGAAGATGATGATGGTAACGGCAGTTCATTAGGTAAACAGCAAGACGACGTTAAGTCAGTTGACCTAGAGCCTATGTTTATAAAGATATCAGAATCAATGGATAATGATTCCCTTGCTACAGTTGCTAAGGAAATTAAATCTGCTAAGTTACCTGCCAATGCAAAAGCTAAGTTGCGACAAGCCTGGGCAGAACAAAAAGCTACATTGATTGCTGTTGAGAAAGCAGAAGCGTGAAAATCGTAGACGTACAGCAAGGTAGCCCAGAGTGGTTTAGTGCGAGGTGTGGTAATTTTACTGCATCTCGCGTTAAAGACATACTTGCTAAGACAAAATCTGGATATAGTACATCGCGCAAGAATATGATTGTTAAGCTTGCCTTAGAGCGCATGACAGGCGAGATTGAGGAAACTTATAGTAATGCGGCCATGCAGAGAGGGAACGAGCTCGAACCAGAAGCGCGAAATTTTTACTCCTTTGAAACAGATGTAATCGTAACGGAGGTTGGCATGGTCATACATCCACAGCATGATCACATCACTTGTAGTCCAGATGGTTTAGTGGGAGATGATGGTTTAGTAGAAATCAAATGCCCTGCAAGTATGGCTAAAATGGTAAGCTACCTTGAAAAAGATGCACACGCTAAAGAATACCAAATACAATTACAGCATCAATTACTTGTTACAGGTAGGCAGTGGGTAGACATTGCCGGGTATGATCCAAGGTTTCCAGAGGGTTTACAGCTTGCTGTCTGCCGTGTAGAAGCTGACAAGCAAATGCAAGCAGAAATATTATCAGAAATACAAAGTGCAAACGAAGAAGTAAACGCGCTTGTAGAAAAACTTAATCAACTAAAAAAGGAAAAAACATGATTAACAAAGCAACACTAATTGGCAACGTTGGTAACGACCCAGAAATAAAGACATTTGCTAATGGCAATAAAGTAGCAAACTTTAGCCTAGCAACGACTGACAAATGGAAAGACCGCAGCACAGGTGAGATGCAATCTAAAACTGAATGGCATAAAGTAGCTGTGTTCTCAGAAGGTTTGATAGGTATTGTAGAGCGCTATGTAACTAAAGGTAGTAAGCTTTATGTTGAAGGCAAAATACAGACAAGAAAGTGGCAAGATATGTCTGGCAACGAAAAATCTATGACTGAGATAGTTTTAAAGGGGTTTACAGGTGTTATAACGCTCCTGGATAGCCGTGAGAACAGTTTTGGTAGTGTTGGTGCAGACAGAGGTGGTTATGCTCCTGTGGCGAAGCCTGTAGACCTTAACGACGAGATACCATTTTAGATGGGTCAGCATACAGTACAGATAAAATGTGAAGCAGATAAGGTGGAGTGTAAACGCCTTATCGACCACTCACCTATTGGTACATATGTGCGTTATACCAGGAATGTCAGAACCATACCGCAAAACTCTAGGCTATGGGCATTGCTATCAACTATATCAGTAGCTATGCGATGGAATGAATTTGAGGGATATCACACAGTATTAAAGTCAGGATTAAAGTCAGGTGAGAAGTATAGCCCAGAAGAATGGAAGGATTACTTTTGCCATATGTTACGCGGCAATAAATTTATGCCAGACGAACATGGGCGTGAGCAGATACCTGTTGGTATGTCTACCAGAAGCATGACTAAAGACGAACACAATGATCTACAGTCTCTTATAGAAGCTTTTGCTGTAAGGTTTGGAATAGGAGTGAGAGACCTTGAAAAATAAAAAGAGAGAAGCAGGATTACAGAAAAGGCAGTATCACCATATGCCTGTCCAAGTGCTTAATGAGGTTGCAGATGCCATGACCGAAGGTGCTGACAAATATGGTACTTATAATTGGAGATGGGAAAAACTGCATTACAGCGATTATTACAGCGCAGCACTAAGACATCTAATGGCATTTTATGGTGGTGAGGATTGTGACCAGGATTCGGGATTATCACATATAACTAAAGCTATAGCTGGCCTTATTATACTGCGAGATGCTATGTTAAACAATTCTGTAATTGATGATAGGTACGAAGCCATAACTAGAATTGATAAGTAATGTCAAATATTGTAGATACGATAACATATGAATTATCTAAGCAAAACAACTCTATAGTAGATAGTGCAAATTATTTACTTAGTTGGAAAGTTTTATATGTTATTACATATTTTTACAAGCAGCCAATAATAATAAAAAACATAGATGGCACAACAGAAACACATTATTCGCATCATATTATTAACACAAAAAAAGTTACTAACTACATACATTACAGGGGTATTGAGAGTTACAATCCAACAATTACAATAAATAATAAAACGCAAAAAATGCCAATGTCTATATTAGAGAGTGAAGATATAATAGAAAAAGAAGTACACAAATACATTGTAGAAACAAACAAAACGCAAGTGCATAATAGTTTTACGGGTAAACACAATAAAAAAAAATTACAGACATTATTAAAAAAATTAAAAAATTAAGATACACAGTATGAAAATTTGCCATTGTAATAATAAAAAAAACACGCCTACTTATTTTTTAAATATTGTATTAGATACGGGTAGTGATAAAACACAAGATGAACATATATTTGCACCAAACATACATTGCGGTATTTGTGGTGTTAAAATAAAAGAGTCTGATTACCATAAAATAAACAAAAAATCTAAAATTTTGCGTGCAATGCAAGAAAAAAACGTAGAATTAACCCAATCAGTGCCTTATGATATTAAATATTATAAATGCATTGTTACTAAAAAAGGTGCAGACGCAAAATTACATACTGAAAAAGGTATATGTGAAGAAGGCGAATGTGTTAAATTTGATAGTAATCTGATACCAAGTCTCGTTAGTAATGGTTTTGTAGTTCGAGTTATTGATTAATAACGTCAGCTAAACTTTTACCATTAATGTAGAAAAACATTGAACGCTTGCCGTTGCCATTAATAATTACATCAGCACAGGCCCATGTAGATAGACCAACTTTGTAGGGTTGCTTTAAGGTAGATACACCTGTTTGCCATGCACCTCCGCTAATACCGGGAGAATGACTGTGGCCTATAACAGTTTTATACATAGCATTGGCAAAGCCTTTAATACTACCTCTTGAGCCATTAGCGCCTCTATCACCATGCTGACTTACATCTATACCTTTTATATTTGCACGCTTATTTGCATTAACAAACTTGTAACATCCTGGTATGTATTTTTGAAACGCACACTCTAATGCTGATTTATTTTTGTAGGATATCTCCGCAAGTAATTCAGAACCTATCGCTGCATTGTGTGGCTCTTTAAGGTGTCTGCCTTCATTTAAATAACGCTCAATATGCCTGTCATGATTGCTGTCTACTATCCAATTTTCTTTACCGCCTGTTTGCACTATGTGTGCGGCAGTATGCTTTAACTCCCACGCTAAACTATTCATACGCATATTAAAGACTTTTATCTTATCAAGTAATTTATGGTGATGTGATATAGATACGCCATCAAATACGTCATGAAATACGTGTATATCTGGTTTAAGTCTATCGCACAAACTAGCTCTAGCTTTTAGTATAACTCTATCGTGCATAGCCGCGTGGTCATCACCTCTAACAATAGCCGCTGCGTTTTCACCGGGTTGTAATCCTTCTGGTGTCCAATACTGATCTAAAAAGTAAAAACCTTTACCATCCCAAATTATCTGCGTGTGGTAAAACTTATCACCAACAAGTTTAACATATGTTGCCGCAAATACATGATTGAATTTAGCCTTACCACCAGCTTTTGTCCTAGTATAAGTTTTACTGGTACAGCTGCCTGTGGTTTGTAGCATTTTTGGTAGTTCATCACCCGGTGTTGCGGCTAACCGCAAGTGCAGTGATGTAGCGCCATAAACAACTGACCTCTGTCCGCTATGAGCCTGCATACCAGATAAAGGGTCTACAGCGGTAGCTACCAAGCGTAATCCAGATACCATGAATGACTTGCTAAGTATCAAATCATCAAGCAATGCATAGTTATGTATAGCGACAGGCCATTGATAATCTTTTTTAGATATCAGTGTATTGTGTCTGTATTTAAGGGGAATGATTAACAGCTGGCTTTTATGATGTTTACTAAACAACTCTAGCGTATCAAAAAACTTTTGGTTTAATGTGCTGTTATTTGTTGCAGATGTTATTAAAAATGACTTATACTTCTTCGCAGCTTTTATATCTAAGTTGCTCGGACACTCTACGTCATTCGTTTTATATTTTGGATTATGTGGCTCTAATTTAATACCTAATATACGTTGCGCATTACTTTTATGTTGTCGCATTGAGCGCTCTGTATTTGTCTTAATGCCAGCCTGATTCATAGCATCAGCAAGGGATGTGCTGTTAGGCCAAACTTCTGCTATCTTTTTAGCGCGTTCAATACTTGTGTGTGTTTTCATTACGCAGTTCTTTTGTAATGCTCATCTTCATAGCTAGTATTTTGACCTCTGCTACCAAACCACCAGCCTACAACCATTGCTGTCATGTTAACTAATGCTAAGTCAAACGGATTTGCAAGCATCTGGTCAAACGCTGTACCAATTAAAGCTACTTGGTCATTCAAGTTAGTTACATCCTGCGTTAACTTATCTGTAATAGCGTAGTATTCGCTTGTGCGCATGCTTGTCATTAAAACTAAATACCAAGTAATGCCGGGGCGCGTTATTGATCGCATAAAGTTAGCAATGTCGCCTAACATTGACTTGCCCCATCTAATCTTGCTTAAATTGTTTTCAGCATCTTGAGAGTTGGTAAACGCAGATATGTTGCCAGAAATTTCTGTTAGTGCAATCTCTTGCTCAGTTTCTTCACGCTTTGCTTTCATTGACATTTCAGTCAGCGCTAACTCTTGCTCAAACTCCAGACGCATACGCTCTGTTTCATGTTTAAACATATTGCGCTCATGCTTACGCTGCAAGAACGCGCCAAAGATACCAACGCCTGTTGATAGAATAGGGGATAAAATATCAATCATTTGACCAAAACTCCAATGACTTATCACCGCCAAACCAATGTCTGCGACGACCTGTATCTATGTGTAGAAATGTCTGATAATAACCAAAACCTGTAAACCCAGCAGACTTACACATAAAGTTTAATTCTTCTTTGTTGTGATTACGCAAGGATATATCTACAGCAAGTTTTCTATGCTGACTCAATGGCACACCGCCAACAGCTAAGTTATGCCTGAAGCATCTGTGTGCAGAGTTTATATGCAACGGCTTTTCTATCTTTGTGCGTACCCATTGCAGTTTATCTAAAAACTCCGGGTCATGATAATATTGACCGCAGTGTCTACATGATAGCTCTTTGGCACTAAAGTTAGGCCATCTGTCACTATCCCAATCGACTTTTATGTAATGTTTAGTTTTCATTCTTAATAATGAGTGCAGTGAGGTCTTTATGGTTTTGACGCATTTCAACGCCCAAAGACTCAATGCTGCGCTCAACTCTTTTAACCGATTCACGTACATCATCTTTCCTTGCAAAGTTTTCATTCATATCATCTTTTAAGTCATCTATGCGCCCATGCGTTTTAGAATTGTCATTGCTTATCTTAGCCGACACTTGTCTATCCCTAGCAATAACACCGCCAACAAAAGTAACTAATAATGCACAAAAGGTTAATAGTGTCTTAACATCTACGTTTGCCGGGTTTTCCATGATCTTAACTTTCTAGCGCTTCTAAGCGTGTTTCTAGTGCTTCAATCTTAGCAATGGCATCTTGTAATGCAGATGTTAGCAATGGCACAATCTTACTTTGGTCAATGCCTTGATAATCTGGCACTTGCCGTGTTGCCATAACCTTCTCTGTTGTTTCGCGCCAACGCTGACCTTCTTCAAGTTCATCTGGCTCTACAACATCTGAGCTATGTATTACTTCATCAACAGCAGGAGTTAGCTCTTGTTGTTGCTCCTCATACGTAGCATCAACGGCAGGCGTTAATTCATTGCCATCTTCATCATAAGTTGCATCAACAGCAGGTGTTAGCTCAACTTGTATTGTTTCATATGTAGCCTGAACAGCAGAGGTATATATGTCACCTGTTGCCTCGCTTTCAACATACTCTTGGTCACGCATTGCATCTTTTTCGCCACTAATTGCTTCTGGTACTACCTCTTGCGCCTCATGTGCTATAAATCCATCAACTCTACTTCCATCACCAGTCCATTCAAAGTTTACAGGATTAAGGGCTTTAACTCGGTCAATACTACCTTGCATAGGCTGTATATCAGTCTTGAGCCTATAGTCTGAACTTGTGACATAGGCGACTGAGAATGCACTAACATCTATTCTACCTATCTCACCAGAAAGGTTTTCAAATCCTATATGGGTTTGAGTGGTGTTAACATTACCTACAGTCTGTAAAGCACGCGAAGAACCTACAACAGTAGATTCTATATAACCACTATTTGTTGCATTAGCACCACCTACATACAATGCGTTACTTATTGTTGCATTACCTGTTACATCTATACCACCTGTATCAATTCTAAGTCTTTCAGCATTAGCTAAGTTCCTAAATCTTACATTGTTGTCAAAATCTATATAAGTAGCTGAACCACTTTGACTAAAATCTACTGTATTATTTCCATCAGTATCAACCAAACGAATAGTTGGTGATGTACTTTCAATATGTAGTTCATGGTTAGGACTTGTAGTGCCTATGCCCAAGCGTCCTGTATTAGAGAGGCGCATTTGTTCTGTCCCACCATAAGCGAATATAGTGCCTATGCCTGAGCTATCTATTGTTATCGGATAACCACTATCAATATGGAAGCCTGTTGTAGCCCTAGTATCATAGTTTAAATTTAAAGATGCATAATTAGTAGTTGTAGTATTGAATGTCCAATTAACTGCACCTGACGTTCCTGTAATACCAGACTTTAAATTGATTTCAGCGTTATCAGAATCTAAAAGTATGTCACCTACTACACTGAGTTTAGAAGAAGGACTGTACGTGCCTAAGCCCAAATTACCTACAGAATTAAGGTTCATTGATTTTGATTCAGTACCATCAATTTCCCATAGTATAGAATTACTTGTCTGCCATCTGAAAGGTTGTGTAGTGCTATCAGAAACAGGAGACTTTAATGTAAGTATTCTATTTTGTACGCCTAAGTCTGCCTGTGCTGAAAACATTGATTGGTCAATACCATCTGTAAATAAATGCATCTTAGCAGTCGGTGCTGTTAGACCTACGCCAAAATTACCGTTACCTAACAGTGTTGTCTTAACGCTGTTATTAGTAATAGTGTAGATTGGAATGTTATCCTCTACACCAACTTGATACGATGTGCTGTTACCACTACTAAGTTTATGATAAAATATATTGTTATCATAAGAAGCAATAGTTAATTTGTTTGCAGATGAACCTGCTTGCCATTGAGTAGTACCACTAGTGCCTGTAGTAATAGTTGAACCTGTTACATCTATACCAGAAGTCGTAACAGTAAGTTTTGAGCTACCTGCTCGTTGTAGAATTAAATTACCTGATTGTCCGTTCATAGTAGTGCTTGTACCTACTGTTATAATACGGAAATCATAGTCATCAGAGAATGGTGATTTTAAGTCTATATATGCACCACTTCCACCACCAATCTCTATATTACCATAACCACCAGAATTTTCTATAACCATAGCACCAGAAGAAATTGTACCTGTAGCATCTATATTACCTGTAGCATTAACATTACCTGTTACATCTAAACCATCGGCATCTATCCTTAATTTTTCTGTTAATGCACCACTTGTAGCACCTTGTTTAATTGTAAGGACTTCCCCTCCTGAAAGCGTGTGAAAAGAATAAGCTTTACTGCCATCTATAAATGTTAGTCCACCACCATATGAACCAGTTGTAATAAGTGCCGCATTAGTTGCCCACTGTGTATTGGCAGGGTTGTAACCAGTTCCATTAGTTTTTGTTGTTCCTGTTACTTCTAGGTCAATTTTATTCTCAACCTTACTATCAGAAATTCTAATCTTTTCAGTTAAACTTCCTGGAGTTCCTGTATGGATTTGTAAGGTAGTATTACCTATACCGCCATTGGCAATACCTTTTATAAGTACACCATCACCACTATTAGTATCGTCGTTGTGTGAAAATGCAATTTGTCCTATTAAATTGCCACCTGATACTGTAGTGTCATCTCTGTGTAGTCTTATAGTTTCGCCTGTAGCACCTTCAACTTGAAGAGTACCTGTTACATCTATACCAGAAGTCGTAGTCGCGAGTTTAGATGCACCACCAAAATATAGTGACACCGCGTCATTACCATCTGCTGTTAGTAAGTTAGTACCGACCTCATCTTGTAGGCGTATATACTGACCTTTGACAATAACGTCGCCTGTACCTGTATCTGAAATATATGAGTTACTACCATCGTGATAGATTTGTAAGTCTGAGCTAGTACCATACTTAGCTTTAACACCATCGTTAAAAAGTATGTCACCTGTCATAGTGCCACCAGCTTTGGGTAGCGCAGCATCAGCAGTAGTACCTTGCGCGGCAGTAGCATAATCAGAAGAATCAAATGCTTTAACTTGTGCTAGGTTAGTAACTTCAGAATCCATCAAGGCTCCTGCGGCAGTTACATTAGCAGTATCTGTTACATCAGCAGATGCTTCTATACCATCAAGTTTAGTACCATCAGCAGCTACGTCGCGGCCATCTACTGTGCCTGATAGTGTTACGCTCCCGGTAAAGTTTAAATTACCTGTGCCTGTGATATCGTTGCTGTTTAAATCTAAATTACCGCCAAGTTGCGGTGTAGTATCGTCTACAACGTGTGCTAGTCCACCACTTGCAGTTGAGCTAATAACGCCCCCTGCGGATATCGTTACATTTGTACCAGCGGTTAATGACGCAACAACATTTGTTGTATCTGTAACATCAGCTGCTGTTTCTATTCCGTCTAATTTTGTGTGATCTGCATCTGTAAATGCATTTGTATCTGCGTTGCTCTCGTATGCCGTTTTAATCTGTGCTGCTGTCTGGTCTGCTGTAGCGCCCGGTTCTATTCCGCTTAGTTTGCTTACATCAGCGTCAGCAAAATTGTTTGTGTTTGCATTACTCTCATACGCAGTTTTGATTTGCGCAGCTGTTTGGTCAGCTGTTGCTCCAGATTCAATGCCGTCAAGCTTTGTGCCGTCTGCTGATACATCACGCCCATCAATAGTACCTGTTATTGCAATGTTGCCTGTTCCTGTGATATTCCGATTATTCAAATCAAGATTACCGCCAAGCTGAGGTGTCAAATCCTGTACGATAGCAGTAATGCCAGCATTTTCATCTGTGCCATTTACCCATACATTACCATTGTACTTTAATACTTGACCGCTAATTGCATTGTTAACTTGTACGTCTGTGATGTTTTCAAGTATGTGATTGTGACCATTATCTACAACAGTTACTGCAATATCTATATCGCCTGTAGTGTAATCTAATGTACCACTACCTGTTGCTTCCCCAGTAAGGTTAGTTGTCAGGTTTGTAGGAATGGGTACAGGTGAACCACCAGCACTATCTTCAGCTATTGGCATTTAACTCTCCATTACCATTTTACGCGGTTAGCCCAATAGGCTGCGCTTGATTTACCTTTTGCTATGTTCTTGCGATGTCTCGCTTTAAAACTAGCTCTCTTTTTCTTCATACGTTGGCTTTCACCAGACTTAGGCTTTCCTGCTGTACTAGCACCTTGCTGTCCAAAGCGTATGATCTTCTCTTTGCCGTCATAACACGCTTTTACAACGTGCGACTTTGTTTTATGCCCAGGCGTACGTCTAGGCTTGTTGCACTTCATCTTAGCTTTTAGTATGGGTTTGCGGCTAATCATTTTTTGTAAGCATCTGGCGTTGTTTTTAATGTAAGTGTCTGACCTACTTTAGCGCCTAACACTCTACTAGCATTATTAATTATACTTTTTTCTTTTGCTGTTAATATTCTAGCTTTACTTTCTAATTGTAATAAATTAATTAATTTTGTTGCATCACGTTTTGCTTGTCTAGTTACAGTAATTTTTGCAACTTCAGCACCACCTAATAACAACAGTGGGACTAATGCAGCACCAGTCGCACCACCAGCTGTATAACCAGCACCTGCACCACTTAATAGTGACATTACGCCAATTGGCCCCATACTTGTTGTATTATCAGATATAGCTAATTTTGATAATCTGCCAGTAAGGCCTGGTTTTTTATTTGCTATACTTTCTATTTCATTTATTAAATTATTTTGTTGGGGGTTTGTGTCTGGTCTATTGTTTGCTATTTGTTTAGCTCTATAAATTTGTTGTAATTCTTTTGCAACATTTTGCACTTCTTCTGGTTGTTGCATTTTTCCTTTAATTACATTACCAGCACTATCATAATAATTTTTCCTACCTATTATATTTTCTAATTTGGTTATTTCAGAAATTTGTGAATTTTTTTTATTTCCTAAAATAAATCGTGATTGTGAAAAACGTGCCGCAGGGTTGCTATATTTTAATATATTTTTATTTAAATTATTATTAATTTGTCTAAGGACTTCCCTTTCGTTTGGTATTAAACTATCGTAGTTTCTATTTAAATTTGTTTGTAAATTAAATAAATCATTAGTTGTAAATTCTTTTTTTGACACTGCTGTGTTTGGTATTACAGATTTATCTTTTGGTATTGTACTGTATGGTTTTAATCCCATTGCTTTAAATTCAGTTTGCAAGCTATCTTCAGTTATTATATTGCTTGTTGGTTGATTAGCTGGCTTAATTTGTTCGCGCAATTTGTTATAATACACACCTACTTTACTGCCATCAGGCAATTGCGCCAGTCTATTTGTATCTATTCCAACTAATGCTCCTTCAATTACATCATCTTCTATCGGAGCACTTTTAGATTTAGCATCGTTATAATAATTATCTCTTTTTTTAATTAAATCTACTGTGTTTGCTTCGTTTTCTTTACGCAATTTAGTGTTTTTACTAGCAATTCTGTTATTTGCAAATTTGTTGATTCCACCTTGTGCAAGCCCACCTGAGAGTCCACCTATTGCAGCAGATTTCAATGTCGTTACTGGATTAAAATCTGTATCAACACCTGTAGCTACTCCACTATAAACAGCGCTATCTAAAGCAGCGCCCTTACCTGTATTAGCCGCTCTTGTTAATGCGTTACTTTTTGCTAGTTTTGGCACTGCCATACCGCCAGCATTTGCTGTTAAATTGCCTCTTTTAAATAATTGTGATGGCAACATACCAGCTTTCATTACTTTGCCAAAACCAAGTGCAGAGCCACCAATATTTGAAGCAAGTGCTCTTTTATTTGCTTGTTTATATACTTGTTTATTGCGCTGTCTTAACAGTCTTTTTGCATCTTCGTTTGATATATTATTTTTACTGGCTAAAAAACGTGTCGCTATAGGATCTGATAAATTTGCTGTAGCACCACGTATTGCTTGATATGCAATTAATTGATTTAATAATGTCTCACTTAAATCTGGGATTGGTGCATTACGTTTTGTATCTATATTATAGCCCATTACTTTTGCCTATTCTTATAGTTAAGATAATCATTTAAATTGTAAATTTTGTTATTTTTGTTTTCAAACAATTTTAATGCTTCTTTAGTATTTAATTTATCGTATGTGCCTTTACTATCAGAGTAGCCACTTATATTTGCCGCTCTATTGTGTGCGTAAAACTCTTCTAAAAATTTTAATTTTTCTAATTCTTTTCTTAATGTTTTTGCACTCATATTTGTATTTAATTTGTCGATAGTTTGTTTCATAATATCTGTTTCATAATTTGATATTGATCCTGCGCCTTTTAATATATTAACGTATGCTTCTTTTGCTTTTTGTGAACCAATTAATTTCCAAGTATTACTTATATCTTTATAAGCCTCTTTGTTTTTACCAAATTCTCCTTGTAAGTCTCTAAACTTGCCACTAGTTTCTTCAAATCCTACCATTCGGTTAAAAAATTTATTTAATGTATCATCATCATATTTTAATAATGTATCAAAATTATTTGCGCGTTCAGTAGTTGTAGCCCTTATGTTTTCTAGGTTATCTAAAGTTTCTTGCATATTTTTACCCGATTGTTCTTGGTATTTTTCAGCACTTTCTGGTGTCATCATTACAGTGCGGTTGCCACCTACATCTACAGCTATTAGACCATTTTCATTTACAGTCATTTTATTATTAGTGCTACCGCTATCGTCTATTGCAGTGTATTCTGGTATAAGTTGAAAACCACCACCTGGTGTTACTCCGCCAAGCACTATATTACCTTCACTATCAGTGTAATTACCAATTGTACTTTCTAAAGCTTGCTTATCTAATCTTTGTTGCTCTATTGCATCTTGTGTATATTTCATATATTTTGAGAAATTATCTTCTGGCTGTGATGGATTGCCATATCTATCTGCCATAATACTGCCCAATAACCCTGCGAGATAACGTAAATTATTAGGTTTACGTTCTTCACTATTAGGTTCTACAAGATTACCATTAATGTCACGATAAACAGTTGTTGGCTCTCCTAATAAATTACGTGCTCTGTCAAGTCCTGTTGTTTTATCTTGCTCAAATGCAAAATCATCTTGTCTAAAAGGTACTTCAACAGCGTTACTCATATCCTGTAATATGCCTACACCTGTTGGCATAACACCATTACCAGCACCATCACCAGCACCATTACTTTGTTTTCTACGATCATATTCGGCCATAACTTGTTTTTCAGTAAGACCTCTTTCGTGTACAAATTCTTTACCATCTATTGTAGAAATGTCAAAATTTGCTAATTTATCTAAATCTTGTCGTGATTGTTGTTGTCCACCTGTTGGGTCAAATTTAGTTTGACTTATATTGAGTCCTGTTACACTACCTGCTGGTATTGCTGCACTGTATGGATTACCTTGACTGTCGTATACTACATTAGCATCTGGTTGCGCTTGTCTTTGTTGCGGTATAAAACCTCTTTTTGCATTTATCATATCATTTTTCTCGTTGTTAAATTGCTGGTTAACATCTTGTGCGCGTTTTAATACATTTGCTTCTTGTTTTGTTAGTGGCTCTTTAGGAAAAAGGGGTACAAACAAGGGTCTATCGCTGACTTTGCCTTCTTTGTATTCTTTACTTAATTTTTGTCTCCTTATGTTGGCTTCTCTGTAACTATTTCTTATCATATCAATTGCCCTCGGAGGACTGACAGGAATATCTTCTACTATTGGTTTTGACACTATGTTATTGCTGTCGTCTTGTGCATTTTTATCTAGTGGCGGAAACATTTTTTCAAATGCTTCTTCATCAAAATCTTCGTAACTGCCATCTTCATTTATGTTAATTACAAAATCAGGACTTTTTTCGCTATTGCGCATATAATTGTTTACATAACGACCATATAAATTTAATTGTTGTGCTGGTGTCATTTTACTAATTTCGTCAGTTGTTGTACCTAAATTATTTGCAGTAGATTCTATAAATTGAAACAAACCTGTTGCACTTGAATCTGGGTTTTTTGCAGTTGGATTAAAACTACTTTCACCTGACATTATTTGATATATATCTTTTTTATTTATATTTGGATTTTGGCTTAAAATATTGTTCAACTCTACTTGAAAATTTGGGTCTGCTAAAAAAGGATAATCTGTTTCTACAGTTTCCATATTAATTGGGCGTTTAGCGTAATATTCATTTATACCTTTTTTTGTTACACCACCACTATTGTTTGTCCAACCTGGATTTAATTTTGCTACCTTTGAATCAGGCCCATATAATTCTTCGTCATCTGGCTTTTTTCTGTATGCTGGTGCACCCTGTAATATACCTAGTGGATTAGCTCTGATTGCAAACATATTCGTTAGTGGTGACATAATTTACTCTACTATTACTTAAATTTATTTAATGCGCTGCCAAGTAATGTACCTGCAAACGGATTTGCTGGCCCCATAGCAAGCCCTAACAATCCTTTACCTATCATACTACCTGCACCACCGCTTTTAGATGTTGTTTCATTTGTAGTAGTATCTGTATATTTAGGTGTAGCACCGAGTATGCCACCTTCTATACCTGCTCTTCTATAAAAATCATCATATTGCCTCATAGCTTCTTGATATTGTGCATCTAATTGCGCTTGGTCTAAACCGCGTTGTGTTTGCCCGTATTGATTTTCTACTCCATATGCTCTGTAATCTGCATCAGATAATTGTCCTGCCATATTACCAACTTGTGCTGCACCACGCAGTCGTAAATCTGCACCACGTAAACCAGCAGCTTGATTATATGAATCAGCCTGTAATTGCCTTGCAGCATCTGCTTGCAATCTAGCCGCTGCATCTTCATAACCTTGACTTCGTAACTGGCCTATAGTTTTTGCAGTAATGTCAGCATAATTACGTTCATTTTCAGCTTGTTGTATTGCTTGTCTAGAGCCACCAAACGCAGCAGATTTAGCAGCTTGTGCATCTATATTTTCAGCACTTCCCATTTGTTTTCGTTCTATATCACTGACTGTATTGTCAATAACTTGTTGTATGTATGGATTCATATAGCCAGATATGTCCATATCAGTAAAATTTTGTGTTTGTATTTGGTCTGGCGTATATTGTGCGCCTTGTTGTGCCATTTCTAAACCTTGCTCCATAATACCACGATTGCTAACATTGTTTGACATATAATTAGACAATGCTTCTGTTTCCATGTCACTCATGCCAGCAACACGTTCGCCTGTGTATGGCGTATATGCTTGTTCACCAAAGCCTCTTGCATTTGATGCGGCAGTATTAATCATATTTTGTGTAAATGGGTCGGGTGTTTGATTTGTTTTTGTTTCTTTTTTTGTTTTACTGCCCATTACGGCCTCCATATTAAAGTTTTGCCATCTACAACAAAACCAAGGTTTTTTAATAATCTATTCCAGCCCTTACGATGCCCAAATGTTTCAATGTAACTACCACCTAAATCGTTTACATATTTTTTTGCGGCATCTACTAGAAGATAAAAGTCTTTTAAATCTCCACCATATAGCCAAACATTTAATCCAACAGTGCCATCAGATTTGTTAGCTATTTCTGTTATTGCAGCACTATTATTTGCTGGCCAATACTGCGCTTCTTTGTTTATGACAGCCTGTTTAACTTCTTCATATGTGTGCTCATATCCTGAACGTACTAAAGCGTTCACGATTTGTTCTTTATGATTATCTATGTTTACAATGCTGTCCAAGACAATACTCCAGTGTTATCAATACTTGCGCTGTAACGTGTGCCATTAGGACTTGTAAGTATTAATCTATTCCTTGCGTTTATATTTATATCTTCATTTATCTTGCGCGTTTGCGTCATTTCATATGTAATATTACGACGTGTTTCTGTTTCATTTATAACGTCATATGTTGGCATTGCATCAGG